CTTATTTCATATTGAAAACTTGATAATAAAGACTTTTCACCGATAACTACATTTGTTTTGCAATTTCCAAGTTCATTAAATTCTAAAGTTCCAAAATTATCTTTAATAAAATAATATTTTGTACCCTTACTTGCTACATTACCTTGTTGTATTTGATGTTTTAAAATATTAAATAATGTTTGACTTTCATATTTTTTATTCGGACATACAAAATTGCAAGGTGTTACAATTTTTCTTTTATTTAATTGATGTCTAGTACATAAATCATTAAATACATCACTTACAGTCATTCCGCTATAATATAAAGTATCTTCATTTTTTAAATATCTCATCTGGTCATAAGCCGTAATTTGATATATGCCGTTAGCATCCATACCCATATTAAAAACATATCCGTAGAAAATACCGATTTTATCACGATAAAATTGTACAATACTACCGTTATATATTTTTAATACTTCATTAGGGTCTTTTTGCATTTGAAATTTTAAAGTACCTGCTTGACCTTCTAAAACCGTTGAAAATTGCAAACTATCAACTAAGCTTGATATATCGTAAGTATGACCGTATGAAGTTATATATATCTGATTCAATGCGTGTGGGTTAAAATCTGCCATTATAACCACTCTTTCGGTAATTGTAAAACCTGACCTTGTAAATTTCTTAAATTATTCGCTATTATATTTTTATTTTGAGCTACATTATAAAGCATTTTCCATTCATCATAACCGCCTTGACCATATTTTTGAGTAATACTCCATAAAGTTTCGCCCGGTTTAACTCTTAATTCTGTTAAAGTTTCTTTTAAACCTTGCAATCTTGATTTTTCAGGTGCATCAGCTACAATTTTATCATTTTGTCTTTTTGTATTTAATTCAGTCGCTCCATAAGCTCTATGTTCGATTAATTGCAACTCATAATAATAATCCTGTTCTTCACCTGCTCTTATACCGTGTTTAAAGTTTTCACAAGTAACATCAAAGTCATATATTTGTTTAGGTTCTAAAGGACTTGCAATAATACTCCATCTAGCTGGTTTTTTACTTTTTTGCCAATCTTCAAACCATTTAACATATTGATTTAACATAGTAAATTTAATGCTATCATCAGTCATAGTGCTATCACCTCTTAATCCTGATGTAGCAGCTTGCCTTAAAAGATTTGTACCGTATCTGCTAATTAAATCAGTAAATTTATAATTCCAAAAAAACGATTTAATTGTAACTGTTGCTAAATCAGGTTCTTGCGGTACTGCAATTTGTCCTATACCTATAACATTAACCTTTTGAGCGGATGAAGGTATATTAACTTCAATTTCTTCCGGATTTACAGGTAAAATAATTCTGTTTTTTTCATATTCAAAAATAATATCCATTATACTGTTGCATAACCTCCCTGTGTACTGCTTGATATTGAGCCTGTTATAGCATTTGCAACCGCACCTATAACTTGATTAACATCTGCGGTTTCGTGTATAACCATATTCGGTATTGTTAAATTTGGTGTTAATTGTTGAAAATATTGAGCATAATCACGTGTTGCAATGTCGTGTAATAGTTCAATGTCATCATCTTTTAAAGATATGTCGCCTTGATTTTGTGTTTTTAATGCTTTTCCACCACTTGTATTTGTAGTCAAACCTTCAATTCCACCGAATCCACCATTTTTGTTTGTAGTTCCTAAAAGATTTCTTTCGCTAAAGGATTTACCTTTAAACATATTAGATATTTTTTCAGTTGTTTGTGTAGCATCTTTCCAAGTTTTTAAATCTGTATATTGTTTTTTTTCTAACAATGGTTGACCTGTTAATTTATTTTTAAGATTTATAACATTAATTGCTCCATTAATTATTGACCTAAAAAAGTTAGCAATGACAATGCCTATATCTTGTACTACATTTCCTATCATAAAAAATATATTCATAATAGCCTTACCTTGAGTTGTAAAATCAACTCCAAGAAGTTTTAAAACTCCACTTAATGCTGCTATTGCACCTATTACTATTGTTACGGGAGCAGCGGCAGAAAGCCAAGCCGATATTGCTTTCCATTTCATAGCTATAAATGCTGCTGAAATTGCACCCAAAGCAACTGTTACAACAGGTACAATATAGTCTAAATGGTTTACAATATTTTCTACAATAGAACTCCAAACTTGCATTGATTGAGCTTGTAAAGGTAATAAAGCATTTCCAAGTCTTTCATAGCTATCACCTAAAGCATTTTGAGCTTGTTGTATTTGTCCGTAAGGTGTTTTAGCCATTTCTTCATTCATATCACCTGTTACGTTTTTGATAATTTTTGCAAGTTCAATAGCTCTTTCTTCTTCTTTTAATGACATTAATCGTTTTTTAGTAACATCATCAATTTTTACACCCATACGGCTTAATTGTCCAACATCACCTTGCATTGCACGTCCTAAAGCTCTTGATATGCCGTCCATACTTTCAGCCGTTACATTATAACCTTGAGTTTTAACTGCTAAATTATTCATAGCTGGAGTTAATGCTTCAATAGCTTTTTTTTGGGTTGTAAATGAGGCAATTCCTGCCATACCTTTTATAACTGCCTCATCTCCAACTATACCTAATTTTTGTTGTGCCGATGCTAAATTATATAAAGAACGTACCTCATCATCATTTAATGCCATTCTTTGCTTTGTTATAATTGATAGCTGGTCTTCTGCTTGTGCTTGTATTTTAGAATATTGCACAAACTCGTTTATTTTAGCATTTACACTTCTTATAATTCCCATAGCTTGATTAAATAATTGAAAAGCTGCCGATAATGTTACAATTTTACCTTGCATACTTTCAAAACCTATCGTGCCTTTTTGAGTTGCTTGTGTAGTCTGGTCAATAGCTGTTTTTACTTGTTGTTCTTGTTGTTTCATTTTATCAAGTCTAATTTCATTCTGCAATAAAGCAGTTTCATACTTACTAACTTTTAAAGTTTGAGCATCAACCGCCTTTGTTGCATCTTGCCAAGCCTTTTGAGCTTCTTTAATGGCTTGATTATCTTTAATTGTAGCACCAGTTAAAGCATCAAGATGTGCTTTTGCATTTTTTTCAACTTCTTGTAATGCTTCTAAATCATATTTAGCAATTTTAGCACTTGCAGCTGCTTCGTCCATTCTATTAGATATAACTTGCATTGCACTACTCATATGGTCTTGAAAACTTAACGTACTTGATATATCTGCCATTTTATTTCCTTTTCATTTTAAGGTTTAATTGTTTTTCAGCTTCATTTTTATTTTGAATACAAGCTATTACAAAAGCCTTTGAGTTTGTCGGAAGATTAGCGAATTTGTCAGGTGTCCACCCCCATTTTAGGACGGCGAATTGACAATATGTCGCTTCGCCATCTTCCTTAATTAGTTTTTTGCTTCTTCAATCTTTTCTTCAATATCTCCGCCTATGCCCGATATTTCGGCAATTTTTTCAGCTATATCTTGAATTTCACCTGCTTTAAATTTTGCATTGATAAAATCTCTAGGATTTGTAAATCCAGCTTTTGCTAAAAATTCAGCATTTGAAAAATCAGGGTCTATAACGTGATTAGACACAATTAAAAGATTATATTTACCGTTATCAAAATTTACACCGTCTTTTGTATATTTACCTCTGCAACGTGCAAGATATTCATTATACTGTGCGTTTGTCATTGGTTTAACTTTAAAAGTTCCAAGTCTTTTGTTTACATAAATTTCTTCGATTACATCCGTTACATTTGGTAACGCTAAAAATTCTTCTAATCTGCTCATAATTTTTTTCCTTCCTACTTCCATTTTAAAAGGGGGGATTTCACCCCCACTTTTATTGTGCTACGTTATACGGTTTAAATTCTTCAATCGTATCAATACCTGTCCAAGTAAAGTTAAATGACTGGTCTAAATATTCAGCATCAACATCTAATTTTAAAATGTCGCCACCGTCTAAATTTACATTATCGACTTTAACTTTTTGAGCTCCAATTGCGCTATTCGGGTCTTCGTTCTTAAATACTAAAGTAAAATAAGTATCAACCCCAGTTTTTGCATAATCAATTAACATTTTATTCCAAAAACTTGTTACATAATAAACCGTCATTGAGCCTGTACCACTATAACCAGTAGCTTTATGCTGTGTTCCACGTTGTCCTAAAGCTCTAAATTCTGATTTTGTTTTATCCATTGTAACGGTAATATTACGAACTTCTGCACATTCACGTACCTGACCGTCAACGGTAGCCCATAACATACCTTCTTTTCCGCTTATAGCATCTTTTGCTAATAAAAATGACATCAGCTACCTCCTTTAACCTATCACATTGCAATCTACGTAAAGTTTTTCCATAACATCAGTAGGTTTAACATATACTCTAGTTATAACCTCATCAAGTTCCGGACCTTGCCATATATCAATATCATCAACTCCAGCAAACTCTTGAACTGCACCGATATTTTGTAATTCATTTACATATGTTGCTAAATCACTTCTGAAAATATCTCTATTATCAGCATTGTTTATTAATTTACCCATATAAGAACGTTCCCAAGTTGTTTTAACGGTTGTTCCGATTTCATCTAAAACACGTAAAACTTTATTTTTAGAAAACGCTCTACTTTTTTCAACTGTAAATGTATGTAATGTGTTAATATCTTCTAATACAGTAATTTCACCAAGTTGATTAGATATGAATACAACTTCACCATTTTTAATAGCTTCAATTTGTTCAGAATTTTTATATCTGCCTATAACATCAGTTGCACCTGTAATTGTTTTATTTGTATTAGATTCAATAACACTTGCACCTGCTGTCATAGCTGCATAAATCGCCGTCATATCTTGTTTAGTGAAGTTTACATCATCAATAATTACACCATTTTTAATTGATATAATACCTTCAAAATTAGCGGTTGAATAATCAGCTAAAACACCTTGAACATAACGACCTTCATTATTTCTTTGATTTCTAATAAATGTAACAACATTATTTTTTAATGTTGCATCTTCAGCTACTAAATCAGGAGCTGCCATTGTTTGAAATTTAGTAGTTTCAAGTAAACCAAGATATGTAAGATAATATGTAGCTTTAGCTGGTGTAGTTCCATTTGTACCACCCGTTAAAGTAATTCCTGCATTTTCAACTAATCCAGTTCCGCTAAAATCAACAAAATCATTATTTTCTAATTCTGCAATAGTAGCAACTGTTTGAGTATCTTTTTGAGCACCATTTACAAAAGTAGAAACATCATATAATGTACCATTTGCCACTATTGAAACGATTATATTATTACCAAAAATACCAGGATATTTAGCTGTTATTGTTAAACTGCTATCATCACCCTGTACAGTTGATGTTATTGTAGCCGTTGCTTTTTCTCCAGCTCCATTGATTCTATAAAGTTTAACTAAATAACAATATTGTAACATTACATTTACAATTTTTGAAGCTTCATCAA